CCCGACGCACCGCGGCACATGAAGCCACGATTGTCGACGCTGCCGCTGACAATGGCAGCATAAAAGCCAGCGTTGAGCATGGTGTCGCAGCGGAACGCCGCAACGTTGCCGGAGAACGCGCTCTCCTTGACGAAGCAGTAGCCGACAGTGCCGGCCTGCACACAGACCAACGCTTGGCCTATCCAAATGCTGTTCGGATAATGCGGCCCGCTGCCGGTAGTGCCGAACTGGCCGGTCACAGTCAGCGTGGTCGGATCGAACCGAAACACCGGCACGGCATTTGTCAGACCACCGCCGTTTGGTGGGCGATCAATAAACAGCGCACCGGACACCGGATCGACATCGGCGCCCTCTGTTGGGAAGCTAGTGAAGGCTTGCGATGAGGCCAAAGGCGACTGCGTCGCCAACTCGATCTGGTAGCTACGCAGCACATTCTGGCTGACGAAATACAGCCGCAAACGCGGCCAGTCCGGCACCACAATCTCTGGATTGCCGCCACCATCGGCCGGCACGACGAGCTGGGCAATCTGGATAGTCAGGGGACCACCTCCAGCGTCCAGCTGGAGCCGGAAGCATTGCTGAGTGGCGCGGCCGAAAACCAAGTGAGCGCCGTCGCGGTCAGCTCGCTCTCCACCAGCACCGACGCCACCAAAGTGTTCGCCCAGACCTGCAGCTGCTGCGTGGTGGTATCGAATGAAACCATCACGTTGACCCAGTCGGTCCAGTCGGCGAACGTATAGGTCGCGGAGAACACCGCCGCCGAGCTGGCGTCGAACCCAGCGACAGCGATCTCCGGCGCCCCCACGGTGTCATTGTTGACGGTGATGCTGAGCCCAGCATTGTGGAAGAAGATGCCGGTCGCATCGGCGTCCGAGAGGTTGAGCCACACCGAGAACAGCGCGCTCGGATAGTTGGCGTCGAGCCCGGTCAGTGCGCCGTTGGTCAGCTGCGTCGGCGCGGTGATGGTGACCGGGTGCGCGGTATAGGTCTGCGGTGATTCCTGTGCCGCCTGCGGCAGGCCGATGCCGCTTTCCACATCGATCTCGAACCGCTTCATGAACAGCCGGCGGCGATCCAGGTGGATGGGCGGTCCGTCGAGCAGGCCGCGCATCGTGCTGCCCCACTCGGTGTAGGCATCGAACGAGAGCTGGCCCACCTTGCCGCTCTCGCTGTCACCCACCAGCACGCGACCGAACGCCTGGATCGCGCAGTTTACCCGCCAGCGACCGATGCTGTCGTCGGCCGAAGTGCCGATCCAACTCTCGCGCTCATGCCAGCGTTTGGTGGAGAGATCACACACCCAGGTCGCATGCGCGGAGGGGAATGTGACGGTGAGCATCTTGTGCCCGAACACCGTGTAGATGAGCGCCTTGGCGTCGGTGAGCGTCTGGTAGCGCGACCACGCGTCCTCGACCGCATGGTTAGAGAGCCGCACCGGCACGAAGTTGTCGAGCCGGTAGAACATGCCGTCGTCGCCGAGCCAGAACAACGTGTTGTCCTCGAGGATCACCGAGAGAGGGGCGATCAGTCCACGCTGAATGATCGCGCCCTCGGACCGCTGGAACGGGAAGGCCGGCACCGGATTGCCGGCGTCATACCAGACCTCGATGCGCTTCTGCCCCAGCAGGTAGAGCTGCTCGTGGCTGTTGGCGATGGCCAGCAGCAGATCCGAGGTGGCCTCTTTGGAGGCGAACACTGAGGCGTCAAACGGCACCACGCCGAACAGCGGCGAGAGGTAGAACTCTTTCGTGCCGTTGCGCACGAAACAGAAGTAGCCGTCGAAATAGGTGACGGTGTTGGACGGGAAGAAGTTCGGATCGGTGATCAGGGTCGGCGAACCGCTCGGCTCGTAGTAGTAGCCGGAGGAACCGTCGACCCAGCAGAGCTGCACGCCGTTGTTGTCGATCGAGATGCGGTCAGCGGCAAACTGCGAGCCGAGGTTGGTGAACGCGCCGAACTCGTTGATCGAGAACAGCGCGTTGCCGGCGACCGCGTAGAGCACGTCGTTCATGATGTTGAACGCTTTGACGGGCCCCTGGCCGAGATCGCAGAACGGAGCGATGCCGGGCGCCCCCCACACGCCGATCGGCGCCTTGCTCTTGGCGTCCTGCAGCTCGCTCTCGGCGAAGAAGTTGACGCAGCGCGCAGCGTTCAGCGGGCGCGAGTGCGCCGTGTAGGACTGTGCGACGAAGTCGAGAACCTGCGGCATTTACGTGCGCGATGACGGGTCGTAGCTGACGCCAAAGAGCACCGGCTCCGGCTCGCGATCCCAGAACCGGCACATCTCAAGCTTCTCGTCGGCCAGCGCTTTGATCATCTGGAAGCGCTGCATCGGGCAGTCATACTCAGGGGCCAGCTCGACCGCGAGGTTATAGCGCAGGGTGGAGATCCACTCCTGCGGCAAATCCGCGGTGTCGGCCTGGGTGTTGAAGTCCTGCAGCGGGATCATCGCGGTGAACTTGACCGCTTGCCGATTGTCCACCGGCACCGGCCAGACCTGCATCACCGACAGCACGAGCTGCGGGTCGAAGAAGAACTGCGTTGGCACCCCTGGCGTGGTCTTGTTCGGCACGTTGCCGTAGTCGATCCGCGACATCACCGACATCGGGATCTCGATCGGTGTGCCGTCCGGGGTGGAGAACAGATAGCGCCGGGCCGCCGGAACCTTGAGCGGCCGCACCAGCGACTGCGCGGTCGGATAGTGCACCACGATGGCACCTGAGGCGGCCGCGGTGGGCAGGACGTCGGTGGTATAGACCACCAGATCGACCACAGGTGAAGCGACGGTGGTCCAGAAGGTGAAGCCGCTGTCGAGCCAGATACCGATCTGGTCGCCCTGCGCCATATTGCCGGCAAAAGCCACATGCAGGACGCTGTAGCCGGACGCCACATCGGCGGTCAGTTCGGTCTGCGCCCAGTAGGCGGAGGTGCAGCAGTGGTCGGGATCGACCGCACCGATCACATAGCGGGACACTCCGGCCTGCAGGAACAGGGTGGCGTCGACCTCTCGCCAGACGTGGATCCCGGAGGCCTGCCAGAACTTCATGAGCCCGTTTAAGGCGGCGAGCGCGTCCTCATACTCATCGTCCGGCGGGGTCTCGCCGGTCTGGATCGCCGAGAGCAGCCGCATCGCCCCGGTGATGATCGAGTAGGTGTTGGGGTTCCAGCTGTAGGTGCCGCTCGTTGCCATAGCGTGATCCTATCACCAAGCGAACACATACACGCAGCCATCGCCACCGTTGCCACCGTTGCCGCCGGTGCTGGTGCCGCCACCGCCGCCACCGCCACCACCCCCACACAGGCCACCGGCGCCACCATTGCCGCCGGTTCCGGCATTATTGCCGCCACCGCCACCGCCGCCGAAGCCGCCCGTTGTGGAGTTGCCGTTGGCGCCAGTCGTGCCGGCGCCGTTGGTGGTGCCGGAACCATTGGTGCCGCCGTTGATGGCGCCAGCAGTGCCACCGCCGGCAGCCGCATAGGTTTGACCAGAACCACCAGCACCGCCCACCGTCGCTGTGCCCGGCGTTGCCGCAGAAACACCGCCCCCACCACCGCCGCCGGCTGCGCCAAAAAGCGAGCCACCACCCGCTGAACCAGCCGCGCCTGTGCTATTGGCGCCGCCGCCAGCGCCACCGCCAAATTCTGCGACCTTTCCATTGGCGCCGGCAGTCGCCCCGGCGCCCTGTCCAGCTATGCCGTTGGCGCCGGCACCGGATGCCGGAAGGCCGCCAGTGACACTTGCACTGCCGACAGCGCCGACTCCACCCGATCCGCCGCCGCCGCCGCCTGCCAAGTTTTGAGCAGATACCCCGGCCGCGCCGCCGCCGCCGCCATAAGCAGTAAGATAGCTCCCAAACGTTGAATTGCCGCCGGCTTGTCCGTTGTTGCCGCTTCCACCCGAACCGCCGCCGCCGTTCGCTGTGCCGCCCGCGCCGACCGTGACCGTGACGGAGGAACCCGAAATATCAGAGCAGCGAAACATCAATGAAGCCATAACACCGCCGCCGCCACCAGTTGCGCCATTACGTTCTGCGCCAGCCGCAACCCCATGCCCGCCGCCGCCTTGGCCGCCGGCCCCGTAGGCAATCACGTAGACCGTGTTGCACGGCGTCGGCTTGGACCAACTCGGCGTGGCACCGCCAGTGGTGTAGGAGTTGGCGGTCTGCGCGTGCGCGCTGCCGAGCAGGCCGAGCAGGATCGCGGTCGAGGCGAGCCAGCGGCGCATCACCACGCGATCACGAACACGCAGCCGGCGCCACCAGCGCCGCCGGTGCCGGCCGCATTGGTCGTGCCACCCGCAGCACCACCGCCGCCGCCACCGCCGCCACAGGGTCCGCCCACACCACCGGTGCTGCTTTGGCCGCCAGTGTTGGCGCCGCCGCCACCACCACCCTGGCCGCCAAATGATCCACCCGTCGCTGTGCCTAAGCCAGCGTTGCCGTTCGTGCTACCGCCGGCAGCGCCGCCGCCAGTGCTATACGCCCCGATGCCACCCCCTGTGCCGCCCGCTGTTGGCGTTCCACCGCCGTTTGAGGCGCCACCAGAACCACCGCCGCCGCTGCCCCAAAGGGCGGAACCTCCATTCGTTGACCCGGCACCGCCGAGCAGCGTTGGACCGCCGCTGGCGCCGCCATATTCTGCGCTCTTAGCGGCTGCTGTGGTGCCGCCAGCGCCCTGCCCAGCAAGGCCAGAGACGCCCACCGTGGCGGCAGGCAAGCCGCCTATATTTGACGAGGTGGCTCCCACGCTCCCGACGCCGCCTGAACCGCCGCCACCGCCGCCTGACAGAGTGCCACCGGACGTGCCGGGACCGCCGCCCCCGCCGCCATAGGCCAGCAGATAGGTGCCGAAGCTCGATGTGCCGCCGGGGTTGCCCGCGTTGCCGTTGGTGTTGGTCCCGCCGCCACCCGCACCGCTTCCGCCAGCGGCCACCGTGACGGTGACCGGGTCGGAGAGGTCCGAGCAGCGGAACCAATGCCGAGCAGTTGCGCCGCCGCCACCGCCGGCTCCACCGGAACTACCGAACGCTGTGGCCCGACCTTGACCGCCGCCGCCCTGGCCTCCGCTTCCATAGACGATGACGTAGACGGACGTGCAGGGGGACGGCTTGCTCCAAGACGGTGTCGTGCCGCCGGTGGTGTAGGAATTATAGGTCTGCGCCTGCGCCGCGAACGGCAGGCCGAGCAGCAGAGCGAGCAGCGCCGCGCGCATCAGAACGCCACCACAAAGACGCAGCCGTCGCCGCCCTTACCACCACCGCCACCGGTCGAGGTTCCGCCGCCGCCACCACCACCGCCGCCGCCACACAGGCCGCCGGCCCCACCAGCTCCGCCGGTGCCGGCATTATTGGCGCCACCGCCACCGCCGCCGAAGCCGCCCGAGACAAAGGTGCCGGGCGTGCCAGCCGTGCCGGCACCCGCCGTGGTGCCTGATCCATTGGTCCCGCCTTCGACCGCGCCGGCCGTGCCGCCGCCGCCAGCCACATAGGACTGGCCGGCGCCCCCGGCCCCGCCGGTTGAGGACGTGCCGGGCGTGGCCGCTGTCGTGCCCCCACCAGCCCCGCCCCCAGCCCCGCCATAAACGGAGCTACCACCCGCGCCACCTTGTGCTGCCGAAGCCAGACCACCGCCGCCACCAGCGCCGCCGAACTCGGCATTGCCCCCGCCCGCCGCGTTGGTGCCGCCAGCGCCTTGTCCGGTAATGCCAGCAGCACCGGCTGCTGACGCCGGCAAGCCGCCAGCAATGTTGGTTGTGCTGCCAAGCGGGCCGCCGCCGCCCGAGCCGCCGCCACCGCCGCCGCTATTGTTGGCCCCAGCACCTTGTTTGCCGCCGCCGCCGAAATAGCCGGTCAGGTAGCTGCCGAAGGATGAACTGGTGCCACTATTGCCTACCGTGCCGGCAGCCACCGCAGCACCCCCGGTGCCCACCGTAACGGTGAGCGGCGCAGTGATGTCGGCACACGAGAAGAACCGTTCGAGCCGTATCCCGCCACCGCCGCCAGAGGCACCACTGCGCAGGCTGCCAGCCGCCGCGCCTTGCCCGCCGGCCCCGCTACCACCGGCGCCATAAACAATAACCCCGACAATGGTGCACGGCGTCGGCTTGCTCCATGAGGCCGTGCCGGCGGAGGTATAGCTGTTGACCTGCGTGGGGATGCCTGCCGAGGCGCCGAACAGGGACGAGACGAACTGCGCCTGCGCCGGCCCAGCCAGCGCCAGAGCGGCTACGGCCGCGGCGATCCAGCGGCGCATTAGTGGGCGAACGCTTTCTGCAGGGTCAGTTCGATATGCGTGCTGTCGCGCACGTAATAGGACAGCACGTCCACCGCACTCACCCCGGTCGACAGCACCAGCGCGGCGGTGCCGCCCGGCGCCTCATACTGGCTGCCCCAGGTGCCGATGGTGTCCGAACCGGTCGCCGATTGGATAACCATGATCTGCCCGCCGGTGCCAGCTACCGGCGTCGCTGACGGGTTCGCCAGCGTGCACGGGCAGGACGCGTGCACCAGGGTGATGCTGTAGTTATTGCTCGACCCATCCGGCGTGAAGGTCGCGGTCGAGATCGCCAGCGTGGTCGGCGTGACCGATTGCTGTGCGGACCAGACATTCGTGCCGTTGAGCAGCGGGATGGTGCCACCGCTGGTCCCGGTCGCCGTGCTGCAGCCCGTCGCACCGTTCGAGAGGTTCGCGCACGCCGCCTGGGAGAACGCCCCGGTGGTCGGCGCATAGGACAGCGCCCCTGTCACACCGTTAATCGCCGGATACTCGACGGGCCCACTCGGCGCCGCCAGGGCAGCCGTGACGAACAGAGCCCGGAACCAGGAGAACAGGCTCATGTGACATACCATTGCGAGGTGGAGTCAGCGGTGAACAGCGCCACGCCACCAGCGACGATGGTCACCGCCGCGTTCGCTGCCAGCGCCTCGATGGTGCCGCTCGTTGCCGGATAGATCAGCAGGCTGTTGGCGCCCCGATTGAGCACCCGCTGCGTCCTGCCGGCCGGCGGTGAGGCAATCAGCCTCCCCCCGGCCGCCGACCCCACAGTGGTAAACACGTTGATGTCGGACGTGATGGTCAGTGCGCCTGCCTGGGCGGTCCCCGCCGCGGTGAGCGTGCCGGCGTAGGAGGGCAGTGCCACCAGGGTGGCGGAGCCGAGCGACAGCCCGTTGCCGATGGTGGTCAGGGTGCCGGCCTGATAGTTCGCCGAGATCGAGCCGGTGGTGGTGATCGTGCCACCGTTCAGTCCGGTGCCAGCGATCACCGAGGTGACGGAGCCACCCGAGCCGGTCGCCGACAGCGTGCCGTTGGTCGCCAGCGAGAGACCGGAGCCAACGGTCACTGCGGCCGGGATTGCCGCTGCGGTGCCAGCGTTGCCGAACAGTGAGGTGGCAGCGATCGTTGCGATGGCCAGAGTGTTCGAGGTCAGTGCGAGGCTGGCGCCCAAGGTCGAGACGGTGCCGGCGTTCCAGTCAGCCAGGAGCGTGCCAGCGCCGGTGATCGTGCCGGCATGCAGGCCGGCGCCGGAGACGACGGAGGTGACCGACCCGCCGGACCCTGTGCTGCTCAGTGTGCCATTGGTGGCGAGCGTGAGACCGGAACCGATCGTCACCGCCGAGGGCACAGCTGTTGCGGTAGTGGCGTTGCCGAGCAGTGAGGTCGCCGCCTGGGTGGCGAGCGAGACGGTGCCCGTCGAGGTGATCGTGCCGCCGGCCAGACCGGAGCCGGCAATGACGGAGGTCACCCCATCGGCCGCTGACGTGAGAGTGCCCGAGGTCAGCGTAAGGCCCGTGCCCAGGGCCGCCACCGAGCCGCCGTTCCAGTTGGCGTTGATGGTGCCGGCGCTGGTGATGGTGCCACCGGTGAGGCCGGTGCCAGCCACCACCGAGGTTACCCCCGTGGTGCCGGTGGCACTCAGGGTGCCGTTGGTGGCGAGCGACAGGCCTGAGCCAATGGTGACCGCGGAGGGCACCGCGGCAGCCGTTCCGGCATTGCCGAACAGCTTGGTCGCCGCAATGGTGCCGAGCGAGATCGTGCCAGCGCCGGTGATCGTGCCGCCGGCAAGGCCGGAGCCGGCGATCACCGAAGTAACCCCATCAGCTGCCGAGCTCAGCGTTCCCGAGGTCACCGTCAGGCCGGTGCCCAGCGCGGTGATGGCGGTGGTCTGCCAATTGGGTGAGATCGTGCCGCTGTTGATGGCGATACCGGTGCCGAGCACCACCGCAGTGAAGGTCGTGCCGGCGGTGCCGATCAGTGACGCGTCGGAGGGCGGCACCTGCCCAGCCTCGGCTATCGCCGTGTTGAGCGCGGCAGCGGTGAGGGTGTCGCCTGCGACGAACGTCATGTCAGCACGTTGAAGTTCAGGATGTCGCGGCCGGGCACGTTGAGCACGAAGCCACCGGTCAGTCCGTCAGTGAACAGCCGCAGCACCATGTTCTCGATCGGGTCGCCGTAGGATCCGCCGACGCCCTCCGGCAGCACCTGGGCGAGGCTCAGCACGTGCCCATCGACCGCTGTCACCCCGGTGACGAAGTTGTCGCCGCTGTCGAGCATGATCTGCACGATGTCGCCGGCCGCAAAGCCGGTGGCGTCGTCGACCTCGATCTCATCGGTCAGTCGTGCCGAGGGTGCCACCACCCAGGTGCCGACCACGACGAACTGGTTCGCCTGCCGCGGCCGCGCGATGGCGACGCTCTGGTTGTCGACGACACCACGCACGAAATCCTGCGGCTGCTGCGGCTCCCAGCGCTTGATATCGACCTGGGCGTTGCCGGTCTGGCCGCCGGGGATGCGACGCGATGCGCTGACGCGGACCTTGAAGCCGCTCAGATCATCGAGGATGTAATTGTCACCCGGAACGTAGTGGCGATCATCGGCCATCGCGCCTCTGGCCGCTCATTTGTAGAAGAAGTTGATGGCGTAGGCGTTGGCAGCCGGCGCGGTCGCGTCGTTATCGGCAAAGCCGGTGGTCACGCACACGGTGATCGCGGTCGAGAACGCCATGCCGTAGACGTTCATGGAGACATAATTGCCACCAGCCGCGGCCGCCGGGATCATACCCTGATAGACCGGCGTGCCGGCGCCACAGGTCACCGAACCCTGCGCCGTGTTGTAGAGTTTGATGTAGGCGATGGTCGCCGAATTGTTGAACGCCTCGATGCCATAGAGCTGGCCAGCGGAGGCTTTGATCGCCACCGAGGTGGTGTCGTTCGCCACCTGCTTGCGCAGCACCGACAGGCCGCCAGAGGTAAACGGCTGCGGCAACACCTGGGCTTGCTTGCTGGCGTTGACACCGATCGTGTTACCCGAGGTGATCGCGTCTTGAACGATGACGTTCGAGAGGGTCGCGCCGACGCCGGTGCACGTCGGGCACTGAACAATCTGCTGGCCGGTGGTTGTGTCATAAAGCTGGGCACGCGCATCGAAAGACAGCGCCAGCAGAGCAGCGAGGAGAAGGAAACGCCGCATCAGATACCCTTCACCAGCGAGAGCACGATCGAATAGCTGGAGGCGAGGGCGGCACCGATCGTGGTGAACAAGATCTTCCCGGTCGCCCCTGCGGTGTTCGGATTGATGAGCCCCTGAAAGCCTGCGCGCGAGTCGAGGAAGGCAAACGGACCAGCGCCAGCGCCGGAAGCGATCCAGATATCGACCGCCACGCTCGCGTCCCACTGTATCCGCACCGCCATCGCCCGGATGTCGTAGGTCAGGTCGACGATTTTCATGTGCACGCCGGGATAGATCGTCTGCCCCTGCTGAACGACACCGAGCGGTCCGCTGCTCGATCCATCGACCTTGACGACGCCGCTCTCCCCCGTGCCATCGGACACGTTGGTGAACTTGTAGACAACGCGCCTGGGCCCGTTCTCTAGCAGCTGGCTTGTTACGACATCGGCCAAGGCCGGCGCTCCCGCTTACCCGTGCTTCAGCGAAGCGATCTGATAGACCTGCGCCGAGGTCGGCGTGATCCCTGCGGTGGTGACGTTGGCGAAGTTGATGGCGATGGTGCCAGCCGCCGAGACGCGCGCGCCACCGATAACGATGCCCGCGTTGGTGGTCGGCTTCTGCACCCCGATGATGATATCGGCGGTGCCGAGGTTGGCGACCGCGAAGGTCTGCTCAGCGGAGGCGTTGGCTGCCACGGAAGCGACCGTCAGGGTGGCGTTCTGCACGAAGATGCCGGTGATCGCGGTGGACGTGCCGACGTTCAGTGTGTCGGCGTTGGTGATTGTGCCGGTCAGCGTCCCGACGTGCTCGATGGTAGAGACGAGCGTCGATACGGTGCCGGTGGTGATGGTGCCGACAGCAGCGGTCAGCGTCCCGGAGGCCGGGAAGTCGATCGAGGTTGCACTGATCGTCGAAGTCGAGATCCCGTTGGGGAAATTGGTCAGCGTCATGGTCTACTCCTGCTTAGGCCAAGCAGCCCCTCCCGGCCGGTGAAACCGGAGGGGTGCCAGCCACCGACGTGGTGATGTGCGCCAGCACCACGCCGCTAGATCAGACGCCCGCGTTACCGTAGACGCCGCGCCAGTCAGCCCAGAAGCCCGAATATCTTTCGTAACAGGCTGCCTTGGCGTTCCGGGTGTCGAAGTCGTTGTCCTGGTCGAAGCTGATCGCGTCACGCTCGAAGTAGGTGACCGCGTTCGGCACGTTGGTGCGGATGAAGTAGGCCGTCGCCGAGGTGAAGTAGTGGTTCACCTTGATGCCGCGGGGGAACGCCCCGGTCGCGCGCAGCACGTTGATCGCGTTGTTGGCGGTGTCGTTCTGCAGCACCGAGTTGTAGATCCGGTTCGCCTCGAACCACAGCTGTGGAGGCACGTGTAGTGACAGCGGCAACGCCGAGATGCGCATGCCGCGGTTGTTCTGACACTGCATGATCTGGATGACCATGTCCTCGACCGCGACCTCGCTGATATCCGCAGCGGAGCCGAGATTGGACTGGTTGCCGGACATGGTCGGGTGCGCGTTGGACACCAGCGCGACGCCATCGGCGCCGAGCGCTGAGCCAGAAAACGCAAGATTGTAGACGCCAGCTAGGACATTCTCTTTGGTCTGTCGCATGCTGAACGCCAGCTGTGCCGCTCGCCGCTTCGAAACAACCTCGTAGAGGTCATCGCGAAGCTCCTCGTATGTCACAATGTAGCCGAGTGCATACGCGACGTGGGTGAAGCGGGAGACGGCACCTTGCGCCTCAATATCGTAGAAAATCTGCGCGCCCTGCGGCTTGACCGGAGCCAGACCGAAGCCGGTGATCTCCACTTCCTCTTCGTAGGCCTTGTCAGACGTCTGCTTGTCGAAGAGGTCCAGATACTCGACCGGGTGCTCGTTATACGAACGACCCCAGAAGGCCTTGATCCCAGGCCACAGTGCCTTGGGATGCGTGCCAGTGGTGATGACTGCCATATGCGGGGCTCCCTGCTGGCTCGCTCAGACGCCGGTGAGGTTCAACATCGAATGCAGGTTGAACTTGACCAACCATTTCGCATTCGTTGCGGCGACTGTGTTGTCGACCTCCTGGAGGCCCTGGATGATGCGCATCTGTAGGGTGTTGGCGGTGTCCAGCGTGGAGCTGTCGAGCTGCCAACCGGACTGGCCGGTGACGGTCGAGCCGGTGCCGGCGATCAGATCGACGTTGCGTCCCGAGGCGCCTGCCACCATCGAGCCACCACCGCTATCTTCCTGCGCCGCGTAGAGCAGCGTCGGATCGTCGGTGACGTAGATGTAGGCCGCGGTCGTTGCCGGCAGATACGCGTTGTTGCTCTGCAGCACCGGGATGGTTGCCATGCCGGCGTTGTTCGCCCGCCCGGCGAAGGTGCCGAGCGAATAGGCGCCGCCAGCAGCTGTGCCGATGACCACCGCCTGGACGCCGTTGCCGTCCGAGCTGTTGGTTATCAGCTTGACTGGGTCGCCAAAGAACAACGCGGTCGCGTTGCCCACCGGCACGTAGTAGACGCGGACAGCACCGTTGTAGGGCGCACCGCTCGTGTATGCGTATGGACGCAGCCCATACGGGGTGTTCGGGTTCGCCATGCGGCGGCCTCCAAAAGCGCACCGCGCATGCGTAAGGACCGCGCAGACGCGCGGTCTCGAACGCTCACACGAGCGGATTGATTGGGGTGTTCAGCCTGTCTGGCGAGCCGCTCGGCGGGTTTTCTGACCGTGCGCGCCCGTAGGCGATGTCTTAGCGGCGACCACCCGATTCAATCGAGATGGGCCCGCGCTGTGATCCAGCATAACGGAGAGATCCATCGCGTCCCGTCGGACGCTCAAACTCACCGCGCTGAATTTGGCCTAACTGTTCCATGACCTCCGAGTCCTGGGCGGCCATGTCCTCCTTGTGCCACTGTTCCGGTGTCTCCATCAAGTATGCTGTGAGCGGACCGCCACCACGCGATATCCCCACAACCGTGCATACAGGCTTCCCCGCATCATCATGGACGTGGTCGTAGCCCGCCTCCTGCGCGCGCATCAGCCTGCCCGGCTCGTCGTTGAACCAGTGGCGGTGGAAGCCTTCGCGCGAGGGCCATGTGAGTTTCTGCTCGCGGCCACCGAACGGCTTGCGCACCCGCTGCGGCCGATCCGGCAAACTGGTTTCACCTGGAACCGCCAGCTCAGCAGGTGTCATACGGCGGCGCTGAGCTGCAGCGTCGTTCAAAGGGGTGCGTTCGGACATCTATGCCTCCGTAGCGACACGGCGATAGACCGCGTCGAACTCCTCGGTCGGCATCCAGGTCTCGAACCCGTTGTCGAACCGGATGTAATAGCCACCGGTGGGTGGGGTATTGGGTGCGACGCGCCCGGCGAGCCACGGGTGCACGTCGACGATCAGTCCGCAGGCGAGCTGCCAGCGGAACAGCACCAACTCGCTGCCCTCGAGCACCTCGGCGATCTGGTCGGCGGAGACGTGGGCGAAGCTTTCCCAGCGCGGCAATGCGATCTCGTCGCTCATGCCTCGCCCTCCGCTTCCCAGTAGTATTGGGCGAACTCTTCCTTGGTGAACGAGCTGCCCTTGCCGTCCAGCATCTTCCGCTGGCGCTCATACTCACGCTTGTGCTCAGCCGGGATCGCCTCGAACGAGCGCGGTCCGGCACGCCGCTCGGGCGCTGAGCTGGACGCCATGACCTGGGGCGCCGAGCTGCGGCGGTTGTCCTCGTAGTCGGCCCCGTTGCCGTTGCTCCGAGCCTGCCGGCGCGGGAAGTGCTCCGGGAAGCGCCGGGCGATGCGGTTCTCGACCTCGGCGAGATGCTCCTCCAGGCTGTCGCCGGGGAACTCCTTCTCGACCACGCTGAGTGCCGCAACCGCGGCGGCATTGGCCTCAGGGTCGCGGTTGAACCACGTATTGCGCCGCACCCAGGCGGTCACCACCGGGTTGACCTCGTTGGTCGACGCGGCGGCGTTCTGGCGCTGCTGGGCAGGCTCCGGCTCAGGCGGTGGACCCAGTGACTGGATCTCAGCCTCAACCCGGTTGAAGGTGTCTGCGTCGCCCTGGGAGACCGCCTCTGCACGCTTCTGCTGCAGCTCGCGCATCGCCCGGTCGTAGCCGACCTTCTCGGCCTTCCTTGTGCGCGAGACCAGATCACCGAGCAGTTTCTGCTGGTCGGTCATCTGCTCCTTGAGCCCGGTCACCGTGCGATCGAGGGCGCGGTTGCGCTCCTGCAGCAGCGGCAGCATGCGCTCGGCACGCTCGACGAAGGTTGGGGCGTCGACCCAGCGTTCGGCCTCACCTCGGAACACCTCGCGCGGTGTCCAGCCCATATTGCGGGCGCGGGCCTCGATTTCCGGGCTGACCTCGGGCGCAGCTACAGCGCCGTCATCAGCCGTTTCTTGAGCCGTCCCTGACATTGTTGCGGTATCCAGTCCATGCGGTTATGGTTACGACCGCTGTCGTGTGACTGGCTTCCTTATGGGACGAAGAGACGACGCCCGATTTTCCCCCGGGCGTCGTTTCGTTATTCAGGCGGCAAAGCGACCGCTCCGACACAGCGCTGCGACACCAGTCGATAGGTCATCCCATCGACGCCCTGCAACACCTGACCGGCGTATCTCTCGATGTAGACACGGTCTCCCGGCTCCGGCCGCTGGCCCGACCACATGCGCCGCGCGTCATCGTCCCAGATGAACGCTGCCGGACCGAGCGCCACCACGACACCGGTCTCGCCGGCAAGGCTTTGTCGATCGGCGGCAACGTCGGGGATATGGACGCCGCCCGAGGTGATCGAAGCATGCTCGTCCATGCGCACCATCACCTTGTCATCGAGCGGCTGGTAGCCCGAACGGTTCACGCCGTCCCAGGGCGCGGTGACGAACTCGCGCTGATCGCCCGTTATCAGTCGGCCTTCCTTCACGCAGTCGTCTCCTCTGCCTCTGGCATCAGTTCGTAGAAGATCAACAAGTGCTCGAATTGCAGCGCTACGAGTTCGTTGCACATCAATACGCGCCCCCGCGCCTCGTTCTCCTGCAGGGTGGTGAGCTCACCGCCCTCGAACGCCTCGAGCGCGCCGCGGCGCAGGCTGTCGCGGTAGTCATCCAGGAACCGCAGCACCACCCGCGTTACCGGGTGGTGTCGCCAAGCCTGGAACTCCGGCTCCCGCAAGTCCCTGAGCGATGCTTGCCGCAGCTGGAGAATTTCGGGCGGCGGTGGCTGGAGAATTTTCCACAGGTTCGGACTCGGAGGTGGTGTTGAGGAGGTCAATCTGGTGCCTCAGGTTCTGCAGCTGCAGCGCATACCAATTCTGGTCGGCCTCGTGATCGGCCTTGCGCGCGTTGGCCAGATTGAGGATTGAGCGCGACAGCATCTCGATCTCGGTCGCCTTGTCCTTGCCGCGGCGGATGTCGAGATCGGCCTCCTCGCGCGCTGCACGGATCTGCAGCTCCTGGCCTTTGAGTTCGGCCAGATGCTTCTGCACATCGACCGCCTGCTTCTCGAGGTCGAGCTGCGCCAGCTGCGCGGCGATGGCAGCGTTCGGCGGCGCCTGGGCTGCGATCAGCTTGTCGACCTGCTGGATCGCCGCGGCCTGCATCGCGCGCAGGCGGATCTCGCGGCCATCGAAGAACGGGTCGTTGGAGAATTGCAGCAGGAAGTTCGCCTGGGCCATCTGCTGCGTGTCGGTGACCATGTCAGGGTCACTGACCGGCTCAGCCCCACCACCACGTTCGTAGTCCTCGCGGGTGACCGCGAAATACTCCGAGCCGATGCGGAAGCCGGTCTCGTCGGCAAGATACAGCCGGTTGAGCCGGAACAGCAGCTCGTAGTCCTTGCGCAGCGATCTGTGGATACGTTTGAAGATGCTGTTGAACACCTTCAGGCCTTGCTGGATCACCGCGAGGCCGAGGATGCCGGGAACGTTCGCACCGGGGATCTCACCGGTCAGAACGTCTTTAATCGAGCCGATATCCTTCGCGCTCTCGATCAGGAACTGCATCAGCTGCAGCAGCACCGGGTTGGGGCCCGGCATGGGGATCGGCACGAGGTTCTCGCGCAGCGCCTTCCCCGAGGTGTTGACCACCTTATACTCGCCGGTGGTGAAGCGCACCGCACCGGTGTTGATGCTCATCCCGCCACCGATGAAGCCACCCCCGGCAATCTGCAGGTGGCCGGCATCGAACATCTGATTGATCGTGGTGTTGACCGCGGCGTTCAGCGGATAGAGCAGGTGGCCGAAACCAATGTCGTAGCAGCCGCCATCGGGGTTCGGGATGAAGCCGTATTTGGTGTAGTAGCGCACCGGCTCGATGTGCTGCACCTCGCCGTCATGCGTCGCCTCGACGCTCTCGCTGTCGAACCCGACCATGATGCGTGCCAGCCGCCCGGTGTCGCGGGAGAACGTCACGATCAGTGGCTCGTCGTAGCCATCGCCGTCCAGGTCGTAGCGCCGATGCTGCTCGCAGAACGTCACCGGCGCCTGCTCGTCCTGGCTGACATCGTGGTTGGTGCCATAGTCGTCGTCGAGCCACAGACCGCTGCGGATGTTGCTCTCGATCTCCCACGGATAGACGTCGATCTCCTCGGTCTTGCGCGGGGCGGCGTCGAAGTTCTTCGCCTTGTAGTTCACACACAATCTCATCGCGTCGACCGTCTCGGAGACGTTTCGCAGCGCGGATGGGTCGAAATAGGTTTTGCGGAACATAGTGCCGACGATGGAGACCACGAGCAGCAGGCGATCAGTTTGCTCCTCCCACTCCGGCATCTCGGTGAGTAACTGCCAGCTCATGTGCCGGCCGATCTTGTCGGCCCTCGCTTGCTTGGCACCTGGGGCGACCAGCCATTGCGGCTTGCCATCGGGACCGACCGCTGGCTGCATCGGGCCCTGAGGTGAACCTCCAGGGCCACCGCTCGGAGGCAGTTGGGGCGTCGCCGGGAGCGGCCCTGGAGGCGCCGCGGCGGCACCGCCGCCAGGAGGGCCCGCGGCCGCCTGTGCCTGACCCGGGCCCATAGGTGCAGAGCCAACCCCAGGAGGGCCCACAGGGGCACCCGGAGGCGGTTGCGCCGGCTGCATCGCCGCGACCCCGCGATCATCGCCCACCACGGTGCCCTTGACCACATTGCGGCCCTGCACGATCGCGGGATAGGCGCGCGCGTTGAATTGCAGCGCGGCGACGGTGATCATCGGGAAGATGACGTTCGAGGCGTTCGGCCAGGGGTAGCTCTTCGGCTTGACCATCTGCAGCGCGAAGTCGAGCCAGTCGCGGTATTTGGTTTTCCAGTCGGCCCGGCTCTCATCGTCGATGACGAACTCGCGCTTGGCCTGATCGGCGATCTTCTGGCGCTCGGTGTCCTCGAGATCCTCGGCGAGATTCTTGACGCTCATCCACTTGGCGAAGCGCCGGGCGATCTCGGGCTTGAGCAGCGGCTTGTTCTGCTCGCCCTCGTTGGCGACGACCTGAGGTTCCATGCTCGGTCGGTTCGACCGCGGCCGGAACGGCATCAACGCATTGGCGGCGCGCGACTGCGGCCGGGGTGGGTCCGAGCTGTCGTCGTCGGGATCCGGCAGGTTGTCCTGATCCGGGTCCTGGGCAGGCATAGCCAGGGCTGCGAGCGCGCCACTCATAGAGCGATCCTCTCAGTCACCGGCCATCCATAGGCTAGCACGATTGCGACGGTGCCAGGGTCGCGGTTTCCGCTTGCCATCGGCCCGGCTGCCGTCCCAGGCTCGGTGTCGCCCGGTGTCAGACGCCGGGCAAACACAGGAGAAACGCCATGAGTGATGACACGTTGCGCGAACTCACCGAGGCCGAACTGGATCAAGTGACCGGCGGCAGCTTTGGCGGGCCGCAGGGTGGTGGTCCGGGCAACTCGGGACCGGGCGACAAGCACAGCCCGGTCGAGGGGCCGCCCAAGGCACCGTAAACGCTCAGAGCGGGGGCTGGTCACGCGGCCCCCGCGCAAGGGTGCCGTCTCTCCGGCTGTCACCGCGAGCCGTCTACCGGATGTGCGGTTAATCCTGATGAACTGACGGCTAGCCGGGGCGGCTCCTGCCGGGATTGCGTCCCCGTTCCGTGCGGTTTGTGTCCTTCCCAGACCGTGCCCGGCACCGAATATCCCAAAGCGACGAGGCGACCGGCTCACGGCAGACCGATCTCGCCGGCCGCACCCGTCCCCCAGCTGGCACTCCCGGAAGTTAGAGCGGCAGCAGAGCTCATTGCTTCACCGGCTCCCACTCGCCGCACCATTGGTCCGGGTGGACCAGCGGGAACGAGCTGAACGGCCGCGGCATTGCCCCCATGCGGGGCGGCGGCGCCTGGACCATCAGCACGGTCGCCTGCGGCACCCGGCGGCGACACTCGAGGTCGGGGTCCGGCGGCGGCAGCTTGTGCATGAATCGGCAATTGTTACACGCCTGCGCGTGCATCTTGGCCACGATATCTCGTGGCACGATCAACCCGCCAGACATGCAGAACCCCGCCTAATAACCCGTGATGTATGATCTCGTGGGGTCAGTGACCAACCTCGAGTTGCGTTCGACAACGTCACTATCTGACGTAAGTCCCTGAGATTGCAAGCTCGAGCCGAATATGCGGGTTGCAACGTATCCCATCGCCTCAACCGGATGGGACACTTCGTTCTTCTCTGGCTTCTCGGCGAACCGTTCCACCCCGGCCAACTGGATGCGCCGGAAGTGGTAGCCGCCCATCATCCCCTTGCGGGTCTGCGAGCACCGCGGGTGGATGTTGAACGCCGGCAGGCCATCGTCGTCCATCTGGCGCAGCGGCTTGCGCACGCTCTCGAAGCGGATGGTCGGGGTCTGCATGCCGCCTTCGATCAGGATGCCCTTGGCGTGCAGGATGTCGAAGCAGGTCCGTTCGTCGGTCTCCGAGCGCGCCTCGCCGGCCGGGTCGCCGATGTCGATGAACTCGCTGTCCGGGTAATACTGCGCCGAGTGGGCCAGCACCTGATCGGAGAACCGATCGATCCCCATCGAGGTCGACACCAGCTCGTCGACCACCTTCCATTGTCCCCTGGCGGAGATCTGGCTGAACACGCAGGCCGGGGTCAGACCGAAGTCCCAGCCGCGGTAGATCGGCAGCCGGGGGTCGGTGCGCGGCGCCCTGGCCGGCTCGGTGGCGCCCGGGCAGTGGATGCTGTCGTGATACTCCGGGAACACCGGGCGACCGTCGACCACGAAGCCGTATTGCCCCTCGACGTAGACCTTCTTCCACTCCGGCGATTTGCCGATGGCGAGGCGGTGCCAGTAGCCTGGGCTCTGGTTGGTGGTGTTCTCGGCGTTCGGCGATAAGCCTGACGGCTGCTTGAAGATCCGCGCGTAGTTATCCAGCGTCAGGCCCGGGATATACTGCGCCAGCTGGGTCACCGCGTCGGTGTGGTCCTCCTCCTCGAAGAACTTGAACCACTTCGAATCGCTGTCGGGCGGGTTGGTGTCCAGGATGACCCCGGCCCAGGTGGCGCCGCCATCGCGCTTCGGCGGGTAGCGGTCGACGCGACCCTGCAGCGCCTCGACGATCGCCCAGGGGATCTCGCGCGCCTCATTGCACCAGCCGCCGGTGAGGTCGAGGGAAAGCAGGTTGCGCACATGGTCCGGTCGGTCCAAGGCGCGGAACAGCAGCTCGATCTGGGCCGGGACCTTGTCCCCGGGAGAGATCAGCATGTTGAGCGTATATTCGTGCTCGGTGGCACGCCAGCGGCCACAGCCCGGCGGCGGGAACCACTGGTGCACGGTCTTGATCGCGGTGTCGTTGAGCTGGCGGTAGGTGTTGCGGATCACCGCCCAGCGGGTGCGTCGGACCCCGTCAGGCCCAGGCTTCTGGCGTAGCCCGCGATTGACGATATCCCACAGACAGGCGGAGCTCTTGCCCGAGCCGAACGGACCCATCAGACCCCGGATGAACGCGTCGCTGGCGAGAAATGCCCGCAGCGTCGGCGCATCCTCGGTCTCATACATCAGGGTCTGCGGCAAGGCTCAGTCCGGTTTTGCGGTGTCCTGACGGAACGGCTCAGGGATCTGCTCCTCGTGCTCAGCGGTCCACTCGTCGCCCTTGGGTCGCTCGTGGCCATAGGCGAGGCCCAGGTAGACCTCACGGGTGAGCGGCAGGTTGTGACGCAGCATGCGGTCGAGCACGGCGTCATGTTCGCGCCCATTCAGGCGCTCTAATTCCGCCCGCAGCGTCGATGATCGATCGTCTGGTTCCTCCGGCATCTACTTTCCCCTTCGCGTGCTGTCTCCAGTGGTCGTCAATTAGTTGCGTAAACTTATCATTCCGGCGCTGTTCTGGCGAGAACAATCCACGGGTGCCTTCCCAGGTTATCGACTGCATCTGCCGGGGCAACATGCCGCGTTCGGCCGCGGCTTGGCGATACGCTTCGGCATAGTGCGAATAGAGCCCGCGCACGCCGGTGGAGGCCGGGCTGGCGACGTTGCCGCCGGTGCCGAGGCCTTGAGCCACTGAACGCGTAGAACCGCCCAGAGGTCGCAGGAGGGCGCCTGCGATGGCATGGGTGTCGACAGTGATGTCCCCGTTGGTCGAGTTGGGGGAGATGATGTTGTTGTAGAAATTGCGCACCTTGTGCGCTGCGCCAAGTGACCCCGAGATGTTCGCCTTGGTGTCGCTGTCGAGCACCTTCAGCGCCTTGGAGATCTCGCCGAACGAGCCCCAGGTGACGCGCGACGGCTTGCCCTGTTTGGTCAGTGCGATGTCCCCCTTGCCGCCCTCCGGCGTCATGATGTGATAGCTGCGGTCGAGGTTGTGCGCCTCGTCATGCATGCGCACCCACACCGCCCGCTCGTAGGGATCCTTGATCGCGGTCAGTGGCTTGTTGCCGATGCTGTTGACGGCAGCCTGGAAGTTGGCGACCGAGGCCTTCGGCACGTCCTTGTCCTTGCTGGCATCGGCGGCCCACTTGTCGGCCCAGGCCAGCATCTCCGGGGTGGCGCCCTTGGCGCCGTGCTTGGTCACCGTCTCCATCGTCCGGCGCGCCAGATCGACGTTCTGGTTCCAGTCCTTCTGCGGGCTCAGCGCGGCCAGCACGCCGGACATCTGCCGGTGCGAGTAGCCATACTGGTCGGCCATGCCCTTGGCGATCTTGTTGGCCCCGTCATACCAGCCCTTCGCCCGGTCCACGACCTCCGGCATCGTCGCCTTCATGTTGTCGTGGATATGCAGAATATTGTCCTTGAGGTGCTGCACAAAGCGGTTGGAGATCTGCTCCGGGGTGCGCAGCCTTGTGGTGTTCATGCCGGGCTGCTCGGTGATCAGTGCGCTGTTCTTGGCGAAGCTGTCCTTGTGTTCCTTCGCTGATTCCATGTCGATCTTCATGTCCGACCGCTCGTGCGGGTCGTAGTCGAGCCCCTTGGCCTGCGGCACGCGGGTGGAGACCCGGTCGGCGACCCCAGGCGTGGCTGCCAGTGGATCGGGTGCGGCAGCCGGCGCAGCAGCCGGCGCGGGCGCGGCCTGGGCGGCACCTGCCAGCGGGTTGGCATCGTTGGCCGGTGCCGGAGCGGCGCGCGCCAGGACGTTCGGCGTCGGGCCCACGGAGGGCCCTGGCGGCTGCGGTGTGCCGGGACGGGCGATGGGAGGGGGCAGACCCTGACCGGTCTGCAGCCCCGCCGGAGCCGGCACCTGGGGGGCCATGTTGGGCACGCCGGCCCCCAGCGGTGACTTGGCCACCGGCGGCGAGGTGACGCTCGCCATGTGCGAGATATCGTCAATGTAGTCGCCCAGCGGGTTGCGGGGCTTGGTTTGCTGCTGAAACGGCAGCCGGCCCAGAGCGCCTGACATCTAGTGATCCTTTCGTCGGTCGATCTCGGCCAGCGCATCATGCTGCGCCTGCACACCTTCGTCGTAGTCGGTGATCGGTTTGCCGTCGCCCGGCTTGTAGGGGCCGGCGCCATGTGGGTCGTGCACCATGAACACGACGTCGGGGCGGCCGCCGTTGTAGTCCTTGAACGTCTCGTGGCTCCAACCCTCAGGCGCATACTCTTCATTCCACGGCAGCCGGGCGACCGCTCGGAAGCCTGACTGGCTGTAGAGGTGTGGGAGCGCGGTATCGAACGCATCGAGCCGGCGGCCGCCCTGGCTGGTCGCCACGTCCAGCATCGAACGGGTAACCCGCTTGTATGGCGCGTCCGGGTGCTTGAACACCGAGACGATATCGTCACCCTTCAGCGCGAAGCCGGCATCGCGCTTCGGTGTGGTGAATAGCCGCATGCCGGCATAGTCCGCCTTGTCATACAGCGTGACCGCGGCGCCATGCGGGCTCGCCTGCTTGGCCTCGGCAATGCTTGGATGGAAGCCCTCAGCGCTGGCGTCGCCTGGGTGCAGTTCGTGGTAGGGCGGGGTGCTTGCTGTCTCGATTGGACGCTGCGGTTCATAGATCCGCGCAACGTCCGGGCTTACCACATCCTGATGTGGCGCAACGCCTCGGCTTTGGTAAGCGTTGGATGGTGCGCCACCAGACGCTCCACCAGATCCAGCTCCTCCTTGTCCGGCGGCGGCATCTTGCCCCACCAGTGGTCCTTCGGGTCCTTGGTTTCCATGTGCCAGCCCTCGGTCTGCAATGGTAGCACGTTGTCCGACGCCAGACAACGCATTTGGCGCCCCGCCGGCCATGCCGAGCGTGGTGGCGATAGCCAACTGCTGGCCTGACTGACGCTGCGCGTGCGCCGCCGCCAGCTGGCTCGCGGTCAGTCCGCCGCCGCCTGGGGTGAGCGCCGCCAGGGGATCGAACGGCTGACGGTCGGCGGAGACCACCGACTGACCTGGGGGCGCTGGGTTGCCGGCGTTGGCGACGAAGCCGTGCAGGTGCGAGATCTGGTCGAGATAGGATTGCAGCTGGTTAGCGTCACTCGATACATCGAGCTGTGGATACGGCAGCCGGCCGAGGGCACCGCTCATAGCGTGCTTCCTTTGGTCACTCTCCACCGGCGCCGCTGACAATAGACCAGCGCCGCCGCTTCGGTCAGTCCGAACACGTGACGACGCAGGATGGGCGCGCAATACACGACCTTGCCGCGCGCGCTGACGATGTAGCCGGCGACGAAGTGCGCTGCCTCGACCCGGTAGAGCGTGCCGTTCACTTGGCGGGCTTGGGTTTCCGCCTGGGTTTACGCTTGCCCTTCGGCGGCGCGGCGCCCTGCAGCGCCTTCGGCACGTTACCGGTGGTGATGGTCGCCATCAGAACCCAGACGCCTCGGACGCGTCAGCTGGACCGTCGCTGTCCTGGCCCTGTGGTGCGTCGTTCTCGAAGCGCCGCAGCCGCATCATCCGCGAGCGGATCGGATACTGCACCGGCCCGTAGGCGTTCGGCCGGTCTGGGTGGGCGAGGTCGCCGTCAGGAAACGCTTGGTCAGCCATCGGTCACCTCTGGTTCATGCACCACGTGACGCACCACCCCGCTCGGCAGGGTGACGTCGAACGGGGGCGGCCCGAGACCGCCCAGCAGCATCGGCTCCTTGGGCAGCGGCACCCAGGTCTCGCCGTTCATGAAGCCCCAGGGCCGCCCGTCGTCCTGGTCGAAGCGCTGTGTCATCGGCCGTTCCACGGTGGCCACGGCCCGGACATCCAAAGCATGAAGAGCACGGCCACACCTGAGACGGCCAGAAACGTAAAGACAAGCCAGCTCACCTGAACACCAGGAACAGCACGACGATTAGCAGGATCAGCCCGAGCCCGCCGCCGCCGTAGCCCCATTGCGGCCCGATGTGCCCCATATAGCCACCGCCGAACGCGCCCAGCACGATCAGAACCAGCAGAACGACAAGAACGAGACCCATCAGAACCTCACCAAACAAGTGCGGCGGACGATGAGATGGCAGCCTTTCACAGGCCCAGCTTCGCGCGCGTGGGATCGTCGGCCAGTCCCGTCACCTCAAGGTCATGCTCGCTTTGATAGCGACGCAGCGCCGCCCCCGTCGCGGTGCCCATTTTGCCGTCGATCGGACCCGCATAGTCGCCGGCCTCATGCAGCCGTTGCTGCACATCGGCGAGGTCGCCGACGCTATGCGAGGACTGCGCGATACCGGATGGCGGCGCGGCAGCCGGCGGCGGCGGCGCGGTGTGCGGCGAGGTCTGCGCAGACGGCCCGCTCATCCAAGAGCAGCCGGCGAGCAGCAACACGGCGGAGACCAGATAGAAACAGGCTTTCATGGCAGACCTCCTCACCGCAATCGCGGCAACGACGGACCCAGACAGACGATGAGCTGGAAGATGAACAGGATCGCCCCGATAGCGATGACGACCCACAGCACGATCCACAAGGCGGCGACGAAGAAGTCGAGGATCTCAGCGCCAGGACTACCGAGACGCGGCCGAATAAACCGCAGCAGCAGCTGCAACAGCGCCACCGCTCCGCAAATAATCACCAGCCAG